CCCAACCTTGTCGGTCATCGCGGCTGTAAGGCGTTACACGAATTTGACGAGCAGGCACTTCAAAATACTTGGCCACTGCGTCTAAAGTGGCGGGTATTTCTTTTATAGTGGCCATGCTTTCACAAAAACCACCTCGGTGTTTTCTAGCTTTCATAGTTTTGCACCCCACTCATCAATCTGCTCCTTCGTCCATAGACATACATACCTCTGATTGAGCCGCGCCATGTCTGCGGCGAACAGCTTTTGCAATTCTGATAACCTACCGCCCTTGGTCTTGAGTTCCACGAACCAAGTGCTGCCGTCAGGTAGGCAAGCTATCCTGTCAGCCACGCCCTTGCGCCCCGGTGAGGTGAACTTGTATGACACCCCGCCCATACGCTCCACCGCCCAGACAAAATGATTTTCTACGTCTTTTTCTTTCATGTCAAGAAGTTTAGCACAAAAAGTTGTGGTACAGTTGTGGCTCACAAACATTAAAGGACTCTAAATGCAGCACTCCAGTATCGTCGGCGGTAGCACCGCCAAGAGGGTAATCAACTGCCCTGGCTCGGTGGCCTTAGTAGCCAAGATGCCGCCCAAGCCAAGCAGCAAATACGCTGACGAGGGCACGCTCCTACACAACGTCATCGCTGAGATCGTGATGTCCGGCCAAGCGCCAGAGCATTACCTTGGCACCGAGTACGAAGAGCAGACGCTGACCCAAGAACTAATCGACAACAAGCTAAAGCCCGCGCTGGCCGCGCTGGACGAGATCGACCCCAAGCAGGAGATGGAAATTGAAGCCGAAACGTCAGTCAACTTCGGTGACCTACTGCCTGGTGTGTTTGGTTCAACTGATCTTATCGGTCGTATCGGTAATCGTGCTGTTGTGCTGGATTGGAAATTTGGCGATGGTGTGGCTGTTGAAGTAGAAGAGAACATGCAATTGATGTTCTACGCCGCTGCGGCCATGCGTACGCCAGCCGCTCAGTGGGCTTTTGAGGGCGTGACTGAGATCGAGATGGTCATCGTGCAGCCGCCTTTTGTGAAGCGTTGGGTGACCACACCAGCGCGCATCGCTGAGTTTGAATTGCAGTTGGTGCAGGCCGTCAAGATGAGCGAGAAGAAGACCGCGCCGCTGCGCTCTGGCGATCACTGCCGCTGGTGCGCCGCCAAGCCGGTATGCCCACAGATGACCGGCGCAGTTGAGCGCGCCTTGCAGACGACCATCGACAATCTTGACCCACCCACCATTGCCACCTATCTCAAGAACGCTGATATGCTGGAGCAGTGGATAACCGACTTGCGCGGCTTGGCGCTCCAGTTGCTGGAGTCTGGGGCCAAGCTGCCTGATTACAAACTGGTCGCCAAGCGGGCGATCCGTTCATGGACTGACGAGGACAAGGCCAAGGTCGCCCTGTTCGCGTTCGGTCTGACTGAATCTGAGGTGTTGGAGACTTCCGTGATCTCTCCGGCTAAAGCTGAGAAGGCGCTCAAAAAGCGCAAGCAGGCTTTGCCGGGTGATCTGGTGGTCGCCATCTCTTCAGGTAACACCTTGGCAAGCGCGGATGACCCGCGCCCCGAGGTGATGCTCTTGGGTAAGCAATTAACCGCTGCCCTTTCTAAACTTCAATAAAGGTACAGAAATGTCCAATCTAGTAGCGTTCTCTCAAGCGGGCTTGCCCGCAGTTTCCTCCCTCGCATCTTCCCTGCGGGCTATTCAATCCGATGTCGGCCCAGCCGGTACGGTCATCCTGAAAATGGACAAGACCGGCCACTGGGTGTTTGGTGCAGACCAAACCGAAATCGAAGAGGACAGCACCTGGGCGGTCAACCCTTTTTCTTTTGTCCACGGCTTTATTGCTTGGGGCGATGGTGAGGTGTTGGGCGAGAAGATGGTGCCCGTATCCCAGCCCCTGCCGGACTTGGACGGCGCGCCCCCAGCAGCCAAGAAGGGCTGGGAGACTCAGGTGGGTATGAGTCTGAAGTGTCTGTCTGGCGAAGACAAGGGCATGGAAGCCCGCTTTACGACCACTTCGGTGGGCGGTAAGCGCAGCGTCCAGACTTTGGCCGTGGCCTTGGCAGATCAGGTCGATAAAGACCAGACCAAACCAGTGCCAGTGGTGCGCCTCAAAAAGGAGCATTACCAGCACAAGTCGTATGGCCGGATTTTTACCCCGGTCTTCGAGGTGGTGGAATGGTTGACTTTAGAAGGTGAAGCTGAGAAGCCCGTCGAGGCACCAGCACCAAGTCGTCGTCGTCGCGTAGCGGCCTAACAATCAGGTGGTTCGGCCCGACGCATCGGGACGGCAAATATACGGTCAGATACTCGGTTAGAAAAAGTAGCAAGATTCCAAAGCTGTGATGCAGTTGGCGCCCATCTAAGGAAAAATGATGAGAGGCGCAGTGAAATGACTAATCGCGTAGCAATGCTGACAGAAAAGTAACCAATCTTTTAGCCACCACCTTTTTATGCTTTACCTTGACTTTGAAACCCGTAGCGCCTGCGACCTAAAAGTCGCGGGCGTTTACAACTACGCCCAGCACGGCAGCACCGAAGTGCTGTGTATGTCTTACGCTTTCGACGACGAGGACGTACAGACCTGGTTGCCTGACCAGCCACTGCCCGAGCGGGTGCGCGCATGGGCTGGCGACATCTACGCCCACAACGCCGCTTTCGAGCGCTTAATTTTTTGGTACGTGTTGCAGTTGGACTTTGATCTAACGCAATTCGTCTGCACCGCAGCGCAGGCCCGCGCCAATTGCGCGCCTGGCTCACTTGAGGACGTTGGCCGGTTCGCTGGCGCGTCTATGAAGAAAGACCACCGAGGCGCGCAGCTAATCCGCAAGATGAGCGTGCCGCCTTACGAAGAGTCGCCCGAGTTGACCGCTGAAATGGTGGCCTACTGCGAGCAGGACGTACGGGCCATGCGCGCTATCAGCAAGGCCATGCGGCCCCTGTCAGACCAAGAGTTGCAGGACTACCACGTCAACGAGCGTATTAACGACCGTGGCGTGCTGGTGGATGTGCCCCTATGCCAAGCTGCGATTAAGTACGCCAGCGCTGAGTTGGCCGAGATTCAAGAAATCGTGTTTGACGTGACCGGCGGCGAGATTACCAGCGTGCGCTCCCCCAAGATGCGCGAGTGGGTGCTGGCCCGTGTCGGCCCGCAGGCCAAGAAGCTGATGGAAAAAGACGGCAAGTATTCCATAGACAAGACTGTCAGGGCTAACTTGCTGCTGATGGACAACCCCGACGAGGTGCCTTATGACGTTCAAGAAGTTATCCAATGCGCCGACGACCTATGGGCGTCGTCGGTTGCGAAGTTCAGCCGCCTTGCACAGCTATCAGATGAAGAAGATGGCCGAGTCCGAGGCGCGTTTGTCTTTGCAGGCGGCAGCGCTACTGGACGCGCTTCGTCTTATGGAGCACAAGTCCACAACTTCACCCGCAAGTGTGCGGGCGCGCCTGAACAGGTTAGAACAGCAATGGTTCGAGGGCACGCCATCGTCCCCAAGTTCGGCAAGCGAGTTACCGACGTTCTCAGAGGAATGCTCAGGCCCGCCCTTGTACCTAGTAAGGGTAAACACCTAGTCGTTGCTGATTGGTCGGCCATCGAAGCTAGGGTAAACCCTTGGTTGTCTGGCAGGGGCGACGACAAGCTGGCGATCTTTGCATCCGGCGAGGATGTGTACAAGGTCAACGCCTCTGCAACCTTTGGCGTCAGTGTTAGCCAGGTCAACAAAGACCAGCGCCAAATTGGCAAGGTGCAGGAGTTAGCCTGCGGCTTTGCCGGTGGCGTTGGTGCCTTTGCAGCGATGGGCCGCGCCTACGGCATCCTGCTGCCTGAGTCCGACGCGCGGCGCATGGTGGACGCATGGCGTAGGGCAAACCCTTGGTCTGTTTTGTACTGGCAAGACCTAGAATCAGCGTACACCCGCGCCATGCGAAACAAAGGCAAAGAGTTCAACGCCGGACGGGTGACTTACCTGTTCGACGGCCTGCACCTATGGTATGTGCTGCCCTCTGGCCGCATCCTGTGCTACCCCTACGCCCGATTGGAATCCGAAGGTGTGACTTACGCCAAAGCCTCATGGAAACCCGCCGCTGATGCCAAGGAGTGGCCGCGCGCGCGCCTGTGGAAGGGGCTGGCCTGCGAGAACATTACGCAGGCCGTGGCTAATGACTTGCTGCGCCATTCGCTGCGCCAGCTAGACGACGTGGTGCTGCACGTCCACGATGAAATTGTGATCGAAACCGCAACGCCCGACCCCGAGGCGCTGCGCTTGGTCATGTGTACCCCGCCCGATTGGGCTAAGGGTTTACCCCTAGACGCTGAAGTCTCAATTATGGAGCGATACGGAAAATGAATTTTTTAACTTATCTCGAAAACATTGCGCCCGAGGGCGAGGTTATTTTGTTCGTGCGGCAGAAGCCCATCCTCAAGGACGGCGAAGTGCAACACCATGCCGATGGTGCAATCAAGTGCGCGTGGCCTGCGTTCTTGCCCAAGAAGTGGAAGCCCGATCAGGCGTGGTACTGCAACACCGGATGCTTCATCATCGACCGATTCGACGAGGGCAAGCCCGCAGCCAAGGCCGACGCCTGCGAGCGTGTGGCGTTCCTCGTGCTGGATGACGTGGGCACCAAGGCCAAGGTGCCGCCCATCGACCCGACGTGGATCATGGAGACCAGCCCCAACAATTACCAGTACGGCTACACCTTCGCTCTTGACGATCAGCCCATGAAGGGTGAGTTCAGCGCGGCCATTGTCGCCATTGCAGAAGCAGGCTACACCGACGGCGGCGCGATCAACCCCGTGCGTAACTTCAGGCTGCCAGGCTCGATCAACCTAAAGCCTAGGCGCGACCGCTTTGCGTCTGCTTTGGTCGAGTTCCACCCAGAGCGTGAGTTTTCGTTAGAGGCCATCTGCACCGCTTTGGGCGTGGTGCCCAATCCCGCCGACACCGCCACCGTGCGCCCGATCCGGCTCACAGACGACGGCGGCGACGATGTGCTGGCGTGGGCAGCAGCGCGTGGCGACTTGCTGGAGAAGGGCAACAGCAGCGGCTGGTGGGGCATCGTTTGCCCGAATAGCGGTGAGCATAGCGACGGTAACCCAATGGGGCGCTATCACCCCGTAAACCGCGCCTATTGCTGCCTGCATGAGCATTGTTCTGAGTGGGACAGCGTGGCCTATCTTGCGTGGGTAGAAGAGCAGGGCGGGCCTAAGCGCTCGCATGGCCTGCGTGATGAGTTGCTGGCGGCAGTGATGGAGAATACCCTGTCCAAGCTAACCCCGACGGTCGAGTACCCGGACGACGCGGCGACAGTCATCGCCGAGGTGGAGCATCGTGAGTTAGGCCGCGTGGAAATGTCCGGCTGGTTTGAGCGCTTTGCGTATATACAGAACGATGATGCATACTTTGACATGGAAGACCGGCGCGAGGTGATGCGTAAGACCTTTAACGCCCTGTTCCGGCACATCAACTGCAAGTCCCGCCACGGCAAGCACCCCAAGATCGAGGCGTCCAATTCTTTTGATGAGTACCGCCAAGACAAAGGCGCTCGCGCCCTGGTCGGCATCACCTACGCAGCAGGCGAGTCGGTGCTGGTGGCGCGTGAGGGCTTGGTCTACGGCAACCGCTGGCGTGACGCCCGCCCCGAGCCGGTGGCCGGTGACGTGTCCGCGTGGCTGCGCCATGTCGAGCGCATGGTGCCAATTGAATTCGAGCGCGAGCATTTGCTTAACGCCTTGGCACACAAGGTGCAATTCCCCAGCCACAAGATCAATCACGCCATCCTTTTGGGCGGCAATCATGGCAGCGGCAAAGACACCCTATTCGCGCCGTTTTTTTGGGCCATAGGCGGCAAGGCCAAAGCCAATTGTTCGCTGGTTAAGAATGAAGACCTCAATTCGCAATGGGGCTACGCCCTCGAGTGCGAAGTGATGGAGATCGCCGAGTTGCGCCAGGCAGAGGCCAAAGACCGGCGCGCCCTTGAGAATACCCTTAAGCCCATCATCGCAGCGCCGCCCGAGTTGCTTATGGTTAACCGCAAGGGCTTACATCCATACTATGCGTTGAACCGCGTGTTCGTGGTCGCGTTCTCCAATGAGCGCGTGGCGATATCGTTGCCCAGCGAAGACCGGCGGTGGTTTGTCCTATGGTCGGAGGCCGGTAAGCTCCCCGAAGCAGAGGCGGTTAGCCTTTGGAACTGGTACGAACACCGAGGCGGCTTTGCAGCAGTGGCCGCGTACTTGCACACCCGGGACGTGAGCGCCTGGAACCCTAACGCAGCGCCCCCGATGACTGAGGCCAAGGCCATCATGGTCGAGCATGGCATGAGCGGCGCTGAGTCCTTCCTAGTCAATCTAATTAAGGCCCGCCAGCGTGCATTCTCCAGTGGCGTGGTAGGCGCGCCCTTCTACGCGATCTGTGATGAGTTGCAACTATACGCGCCAGCAGGGATCAAGATCGTCCCCCCAGCCCTCATGCACGCGCTGAAAGAGGCCGGATGGGTCGATATGGGCCGCCTGGCGTCCCGTGAGTATCAGACCAAGAAGCATATTTTCTGCGCGCCTGAGTTAGCCAAAAGCAACAAGTCCGACCTGCGCAGGACAATAGAAAAGGCCCCCGAAGGGGCCTAGTCGAGATCAAAGATGATCGCCAGGATAGCGGCGGCCAGTGCCGCTGCGATTATGAGCATTCGAGCGCGCGCAGGGCGTCCGCTCGTGTCTTTTCGTTGTCGTCGTCCAGCAGGGCGGCCAGCACATCCTCCAAATGCGTGATACGGTCTAAATAGTGCCGTCGCGCGGTAGCGATGGCCGCTAAGGCTTGATTGTCGGTGGTCATAAGTACTCCAGCAGGATAGCGGCCAGGGCCAGGCCAATGGTCACGGCCAGCAAGGCACCGGCCCAAGGCCGGGCCACTGGTTCGGGTTTGTAGTGCTGCCGGTTCATACTTCAACCTCTACGCTGTCAAAGCCTTGGGGGACGCTAATGTGTTTGGACAGTGGTTCAAACATATCAAGGGCCGCGTTGCCCGCTTCGAGCGCCGCCGCTTGGTTGCGCGTGCCGCAATAGACTCCGGGCGCATTCATAGCAAAGTAGTCGCGCACGTAATCATGGGTTGATAGCTCAGCCCCAAAGCGCGGGAACTTCCGCCCGCAACCGGCGGTAATAGGCTTGCGCTTGGTTTTGGCGGCTTTGGCATACCCTTCCATGATGCGCGCTTCGTTTTCCGGCTTGATTTTGTACATGGTGCGGCCTAGTCTGATTGTGATCAGCATTGTTTATTCTCCAGTTTGATGGCTTGTTCAATTTTTCGTTGGTTGTACCCGTCCGCCAGTTTATCGGCCAGCATGGCCGCGTCGATGGCCTCCGGCGTAGGCAGTGGCGCCGGTGGCGCGTATGGCCGTAGGATGGCCTCAAATAGCGGGTGGATCATAGTCCGGCCCCTACGGCCATAGATAGGCCACTGACCCGGTAGCACGCGCCGTCGCTGCGCTGTACGTCAATGGTGCCAGCGCGATGGATAGCCAGGATCCGCACGCGCTCCAGGCACCCATAAAGGCTAATGTAAATGTGTTGACCAATTTTCATAGATTACTTTCGTTTAGTGTCCGGCCAGGAATAGCCCCTAAACGGCCGCAATGGCCGCTTAGAGATAGCCCGGGTCAAATAGTGCAGCATCCGCAGCAAGGCGCATCCTCACACCGGCCGTTTTTGTTACGGTAATATTCGCGGCCGTCGCTGAATTCGAAAACATGGCTAACGTAATTATTAGCCACCGGCGCGAGTGTGGCCCGTTTAGTGCGACCGTCGTAATAAATCAGTGCACCGGGTTTAAACGGTGCGCCGGTGGCCGCGCACCGGCCGGGATAGCGTGCGCGCATAGTATTATTCATAGCGGACCCCGTTAGCTAAAATTTTAGTTAGGTTACCGGCCGGTACATGCCGGACCGTACCGCCGTCTTCGTGCCGGATCCACGTGCCAGCAAAATCGACCGATACGACCGGACCGTTAACGTTAACCACGCGTCCGCGCGCGTCCGCTACTGTCTTATCACATCCCAGGCGCCGGACCACGTCCTTCGAAAATGTAACGCGGTCCCCGATTGAATATTTAATCATAATTTGCCCTTCGTTTAGTTTATAGCGTGCACAGTGCGCGCCCATATGCGCCCGATCGGGCGCATACAGTCGCGATCACTATGCGGTAGCTAGCATGATCACCCGGCGCCTATCGTGGCCGATAGCATGGTCCGCGATTACCACGTCCTTCGCTTTTTTAGTTGTACCGCCGCATAACATGCAATCGGCGCATGTAGCCTTGCGTCCGCCTTCGGCGCTAGCTGGACATACGGTTTCGCCGGGTTGCTTGTCAATGCCAATTGATACGCGAAACGTCCGCATGCCATATAAGTTAGCTAGCGCCGCCTGATCGATCGAATCGGCGGACGCCATTACTAACGGCGCCCATGATGCATGATCGAAACCGGCGGTCCGCCATTGGTGCGAATAACCGGCGCGCGCTATAACGTACCGGCTAACCCTTTGCCACATTAGGACCGGCGCCGCCGCCGGGTCCCCATACGTACCGATTCGCAAAGCTTTACCGGCTAACGCTAGCGCTATCGTTTCCACGTCCGCCTTGACGTACCGCCCGCGTTTATAGGCGTTATAAACGGCGAGCACGGACCGGCCCACGTTAACGTAACATGGTGGCTCTCCGGTTTCTTTTGCTGTAATCGGCCGGTGCACACAGTCACCGCATATGCTCGAATCGGCGCCGGTTTTCAAAGCTTCGACCGGGTTAACGTCACTGCGGATAATGAACGACTGCACGATAGCGCCGGTTTTCGCGTTAGCGCTACCGTCGATCTTATTGATTATTACGACAATGGGCGCACCGTCAATAATGCTTGGACCCTCGTATGCGATGTAACCTAGAATTTTACTCATGATAATTTGCCTTTACTGTAGTGGACTGTCAGACATTAGCGTGCCTGGAGACGCGGGCCTCTTCAGGCTTAGCGCGATCTTATTCGATATCGCGCGCCGCTAGTGTCACGTTGGAGACATTAGGCATGAAATTGTGGGCACCATGCATGGTGCTTTGTTGGCACTGGCAGTTTTCATGCATCCCATTGGAGAGAGTGTAATTGTGGGCTAAATTGTCATTGTTTTATATCAAGTTATCAAGTGTTATTTTGTAAGGAATTCCCTTACAGTAATGAATATGCAGATATACGTTATGTTAAGTTTATGCAGCTAGGCGCTGCGACTCATAATCGAAAAAAAATGACAATTTGACCAACACTGCCAACACGACCGAATTTGAGCGCTGCATGGTACGCAGGCACTGCGATCCGATTGGCACTGCCAACACTGCCAACACTGGCGCAGGCTTGACGCAGGCACTGCGATCCGATTGGCACTGCCAACACTGCCAACACCTACCAGGGAATACGCTTACCATTCTGTTAACTATATGCTTGCCATTCTGACTAGCATTACCCTTGCCATTTTGCTTAGGGATTGCTTGCCATTTTGACCATGGTTTTCAGCCAGGGGGAGGGGTAGGGCCGAGCGATTGGGCCAACGTAAACGGAGGGGCCACAAACAAAATTTTTTTTAATATAAAATTCCAGCACACGCCTCCCCGGCGCAGGAGAACCGATTGTTCAAGTCACTGCCGCTCACTGTCCGACACGTCCAAGCGACTGAATCGCGCTTGCAGGCGATATACGACGCTGCCAAGCTGGGGCTCAAAGGCGACACGCTGGCGCTGGCCTCTGGAATGCGGCCTGAAGAGTACCGGCACCTGTGCCAATTTGACGCACTGGCCGAGATGGCCGCAATCAAGGGCAAGGCTGACGGCGAGCGCGAGATGGCCGACATCCTGCACAAGGCAGCCCGCGAGGGCGATGCCAAGGCGGCGCTTGAGATTCTCAAGCACCAGCACGGCTGGGTCGCCAAGCAGTCCATCACGGTGGACATCGACCAACGCATATCCATCACGCAGGCACTGCAAGAGGCAGAGATGCGCGTCATTGAGGTCGTAGATGCAGTCAACCAGATACAGCGCTGAAGACGAACAAGCCCTGATGGCGCGTCTGTGGACGCCGCGCATCAAGGACAACCCGCTCAATTTTGTGGCGTTGGTATTCCCGTGGGGCGTCAAAGGCACGCCGCTGGAGAACTTCAAGGGGCCGCGCAAGTGGCAGCGCGAAGTGCTGCAAGATATTGCCGAGCATATTGAAGCAAACAAAGGGCTGCTGGACTACAACGTACTGCAAGCGGCAATCTCGTCTGGGCGCGGTATTGGCAAGTCGGCCTTAGTGTCATGGATCACGATCTGGATGTTGGCGACCCGCATCGGCTCGACGACCATCATCTCGGCCAACAGTGAGTCCCAACTACGCAGCATCACCTGGGCCGAAATTACCAAGTGGCTGGCGATGGCGATCAACAGCCACTGGTTTGAGGTCTCAGCCACGCGGGTGATGCCCGCCAAGTGGCTGACTGAACTGGTCGAGCGCGACTTGAAGAAGGGCACTAGGTACTGGGGCGTCGAAGGGCGGCTGTGGTCAGCGGAGAACCCCGACGCCTACGCGGGTGTGCACAACTACGACGGCGTGCTGGTGGTGTTTGACGAGGCGTCCGGTATCGACGACACGATCTGGGCGGTGACTGCGGGCTTTTTTACGGAAAACACGCCCAACCGCTTCTGGCTGGCGTTTTCCAACCCGCGCCGCAACACGGGGTACTTTTACGAAGCGTTTAACTCCAAGCGGGCGTTTTGGAAGACCAAGGTGGTGGACGCGCGCACGGTCGAGGGTACGGACAAACAGGTCTACGAGCGGATTATTCAGGAGTACGGGCCAGACTCCAGCCAGGCGCACGTCGAGGTCTACGGGATGTTCCCAAGCGCGGGGGACGATCAGTTCATTGGCTCGGACATTGTGGACGAGGCCATGAAGCGGGAGCGGTACAAAGACTTGTCCGCGCCCATCGTCATCGGAGTCGATCCGGCGCGTTACGGCGCGGACGCAACGGTTATCGCGGTGCGCCAAGGGCGGGATATTGTTAACATAACGCGGCATCGGGGCGACGACACGATGACGGTCGTGGGGTATGTGATCGACGCGATTGAGGAGTACAAACCGACCTTGGTGGTGATCGACGAAGGCGGGCTGGGCGCTGGGATTGTGGACAGGCTCAAGGAGCAGCGGTACAAGATTAAGGGTGTGAACTTCGGGAATAAGGCCAAAAACCCGATAATGTATGGAAATATGCGCGCGCAGATGTGGGGCGAGATGCGCGAGTGGTTGAAATCTGCTAGTATCCCGACCGACAGGTTCTTGAAGACGGATTTGATTTCGCCTAAGATGAAGCCTGATTCACGTGGAACAATCTTCTTGGAGAGCA